ATAGCCACTCAGATTCCTATGGATCATTGGCAAAGTGCCGAGGATATTCTTACAGCTATTGAAATACTAGAGGAGCGTAATCGTGGCAGATGAATTAGTTGCCTTCGATAAGACGGAACTCCGCATGGTATTCAAAGCCTTAAAGAATATGGGTGAAGAGGCTAACGAAGAGGCCAAGCGCCAATCAGGCGCTCTGGCTGAATTCGCTCGAGATGAAGTTATCCAAAAGGCTAACTCAATCCAGAGCAGTAAAGTCGCAGGCCGAATTGCTCAGGGTTCTCGCGTTAAGAAGTCCAGCCGTATTGGCGAGATTACTTACGGATTCGCTTCTCAGAAGTTCTCAGGTGGGGCAACCACTAGAGATATCTGGGGCGGTTCAGAATTCGGTTCTAATAAGTTTAGGCAGTTCCCCGTATGGTCAGGCCGTGAAGGTCGAGGCTCTAAGGGCTGGTTTATCTATCCAACGCTTCGCAAGATTCAACCGCAGATCGTGGCTAGATGGACTGAATCATTCAGCAAGATACTTAAGGAGTGGGGATAAATGGCTACAGGTACAAGAGCGTTAACGCTCAAGCTGCTTGCTGATGTCGATAACTTCACTAAGAATCTTGACAAGGCAGATAAAGATGTCGCTACCTTTGGCGATAAGGTTGCTAAGTTTGGCAAAATAGCAGGAGCAGCCTTCGCAGCTGCGGGTGCAGCAGCCGTAGCCTATGCAGGCAAGTTAGCCATTGATGGCGTTAAGTCAGCCATCGAGGATGAAGCAGCCCAAGCCAAGTTAGCCAATACGCTTCGCAATGTCACTAAGGCAACCGATGACCAGATAGCAGCTACAGAGGATTACATTCTTAAGACTTCCCTGGCTACAGGCGTTGCCGATGATGAACTTCGCCCATCGTTAGATCGCTTGACTCGTGCCACTAAAGACTTAGACAAGGCGCAGCAATTACAGACCCTTGCATTAGATATTGCGGCTGGTAGTGGCAAGTCTCTCCAGGCAGTCACAGAGAGCCTCTCAAAGGCGCAGGAAGGCAACCTAGCAGGCCTTAGCCGCTTAGGTGTAGGACTTGATAAGGCTGAATTAAAGACTCTTACATTCGACCAGATTACAGCCAAGTTAGCCGGGACTTTCGAGAACCAAGCTTCTAAGCAAGCAGACACATTCCAAGGAAAGTTAGCCCGTCTCACAGTAGCCTTCGATGAGGGTAAGGAGACAGTAGGCGCTTATATTCTCGATGCAATTACTCCAATGGTCGAGGCTCTCGTTAAGAATGTTATTCCAGCAATTCAGGACTTTACTTCTAACCTAGGCGATAAACTTGCTCCAGTAATGAAGGTTATCCAGCCAATCATTAACGGCCTACGATCAGCCTTCAACTCAGTCAGCGGAGCGCTTAAAGAGAACAATGACGAACTGCGCCCATTCTTTAACCTTCTCAAGAACATCACAGACTTCGTAGTAACTTATGTCGCACCTGCAATCGGCGAAACCTTGGGCTTAGCCTTTAAGGGCTTAGGCAAAATCCTTGAAGGAATCATCGACACCTTTGCTAGTTTCGTAACTAAGATTACAAAGATTTACAATGCAATTACAGGCATCATCGATGCTATCAAGGGTGCTGGCTCAGCAGTAGGAAATTTCATAACTGGGGCTTCATTCCCAACCGGGGCTACATCTCCATCGGCTCCAATTGCACCAACACCTGTTGCACCTTCAATGCCACGCTATTCTTATGCAAGCACAGGAACCACAAACATTACAGTTAACGGCGCAATCGATAGCGAATCAACCGCTCGCCAAATCGTAGGACTTCTCAACGATTCCTCAGCTCGAGGAACCCTCGGTGGCTCTGGACTCGTATTCGTATGACCGCCTATACACCTTCCTATAAAGTCTTAGTGGATGGCACAGAAGTCACAGATGTAACTATCGCTAACCTTACGGTTACTTCGGGCAGAACCGATATAAATGTCCAGCCACTAGCAGGCTATTGCCAGTTGCAGTTAATGAACCTTGATAACTCAAGTTATAACTTCACAGTAGGAACTGGCCTTGCAGTAGAGGTAACTAACTCATCGGGAACTTATGTCCCTATCTTTGGCGGATACATCTCAGATTTTACTATCGCTGTTAACCGAGCCGGTGACCTTGGCTATACCACCGTAGCAACCATTACAGCTCTTGGCGCTTTATCTAAACTGCCTAAAATTATTGATAACGGAATCTTGTCTCAGGATTTTGACGGAGACCAGATTTATACACTTCTCTCAGGTTATCTCTTAGGCCAATGGAATGAGGTTCCAGCGGCTCAGACTTGGGCTACTTATGACCCTACCGAGACTTGGGCTAATGCCGTTAACATCGGCTTAGGTGAAATTGACCAGCCGGGCGATTATCAACTTATCGCACGATCATCGAGCCCTATAGACCTTTACACACTTTGCACAGATATTGCTAACTCAGCCTTCGGCGTTCTCTATGAGGATTCTAACGGCAACATCGGCTATGCAGACCAGACACATCGACAGGATTACCTAGCGGCCAACGGCTATACCACTCTCGATGCTAACCATGCCAATGGACTAGGACTAGCTGCGACTACTCGCGCTGGAGACCTTAGAAACTACTTCAACATAATTTACGATAACAATGCAAACCAGTCCTATGTCGCTGAGGACACCAATAGCCAGTCCCTTTATGGCCGTTATGCAGAATCTTATACTTCTCGAATTAAAAGCACTTCAGATGCTGAGGCCTTGGCAGATCGTTACATAGAGCTAAGAGCATATCCATATCCTAAATTCCAAAGCATTACCTTCGTGCTTGGAAACCCTGAAATTGATGATTCTGACAGAGATGCCCTTATTAACATATTCTTAGGCCAGCCAGTCTGGATTCAGAACCTACCGCCTAACATTACCGGCGGTTCATTCCAGGGTTACATCGAGGGTTGGACATTTAGAGCAAGCCTAAATAACCTGAGCCTGACTTTCAATGCTTCTCCAATAAACTTCTCCCAAGTTGCGGTAAAATGGGAACAGGTAAATGCAGCGGAGACATGGAACACACTTAACACAAGCCTAACCTGGCTAGATGCGATAGGAGTAGTAGCGTAATGGCAACAACAACCACAAACTTTGGGTGGGATATCCCTCAGTCGACAGACTTAGTAAAGGATGGCGCTACCGCTATTGCTGCACTTGGCCAAGATATCGACACAGCCTTTGTTGACCTTAAAGGTGGAACTACAGGACAAGTATTAGCCAAGGCATCAGGTACAGATCTTGATTTCTCCTGGGTTGCTCAGGATGATTCAAATGCAATTCAAAATGCCATTGTCGATGCTAAGGGTGATCTCATTAGTGCGACAGCGGCAGACACTCCAGCCCGTCTAGCAGTCGGAACTAACGGCCAAGTCCTTACAGCTGACTCAGCAGAGGCAACAGGCCTTAAATGGGCAACTGCTTCATCTGGCTTAGATTTAATTAGCACTACAAGTTTCAGCGCGGTAAGTTCACATTCTATCAATGATGTATTTAGCACAACTTACGATAACTATTTGATTTTAATTAAGGGCGATGCTTCAGCAGCAAGCGCAGACCTAACTTTCAGATTACGAGTAGGTGGCGCAGATGCTTCCGGCGCAAGCGATTACTACAGACCAGCTCTTTACAACGCTCAAAATTCATCTACCGTGGCTAATATCGGTGGCCCAGCTACTTCATCTGGCTATTTAGGATTTACCTCAAACGACGAATGGGCAACTTTTACTACATTTTTTAACCCATTCTTGGCTAAACCAACTTTTAGCACATTCCAAAATTATGGCGCTAATTATCAATTATGGGGCGGTAGCCGCCACGGTCTATCTACTTCATACACAGGCATTACTTTAATCGTTGGAACCGGCACTATAACAGGAGAGGTATCGATCTATGGCTACAGAAAGTAAAGTTTTTATTCAAGTAGATAACGAACGCATTGAACTAACTGGTGAGGCTAAGGAGCAATTTTTAGCTGAACGCAAGGCAGAAGCAGATGCGAAAGAATCACTTGAAGCTGCTAGAACAGCACTTGAAGCCAAGAAGCGCGAAGTCCTAACTAAACTAGGCCTTACAGCTGAAGAAGTAACTGCGCTATTGGCATGACTCCAAAGTTATGCAAAGCCGGACAGCAATTAAGGCTTCAGATAGATGATAGTTACCCAGACAGAGATAGAACCTCAGATGGCTGGGTTGGCGATGTTCGTCATTCAGCGCGTACTTCTGACCACAATCCTGATTCAAAGGGTATCGTGCGAGCCATTGATGTTGACCGGGATTTGGCTGGCAAGAAAAAGCCCGACCTCATGCCTGACCTTGCTGATCAGATACGACTCTGCGCAAAGTCTGACAAGAGAATTAGTTACATCATCTTCCAGGGCAAAATTGCTTCCTCTCGCTTGGGCTGGCGCTGGCGAAAGTATTCTGGAATCAATCCGCATAACACGCATTGCCATGTTTCTTTCACTAAGAAGGGCGATGCAGATGGCTCGTTCTTTAATATCCCAATGATAGGCGGAACTGTATGAACATGAAGAACCCAGCAATCCTTACAGCAGGAGCGTTCCTAGCTGCATGGGGAGCATCTAACTTTGCACTCGATTATCGCTCGGTTCTATGGGCGGTTCTAGCAGGCGTGTTCGGATACGCAACTCCTAAGAAATAATGAGCGCGGTAGATGCTGCGGCTATTGCCGTTGGAATTATTACTGTTCTTACCGGCACAGCTGCGTTTCTACAGTTTCTAGTTAAGCATTACTTAGCAGAACTTAAGCCCAACGGTGGCTCAAGCATTAAGGATCAGGTTAATCGACTAGAGGCGCGTGTCGATACAATCATCGAGCTGTTAGGTAAGTAACACTTTACCTATGGCAAGGAAGCGACCAGTCATAGACTTAGATACTTATAGCAAACTCGATGCTTATTGCATTGCTATGAATGAGTATTACAAGTCTTTACGCAGAGCAGGATTCACAGAGACTCATGCCTTCTGGCTGCTCTCAGATCGTGAAACCTTTCCGGACTGGATTATCCCTGACCTACCCAAC